GGTACATCCGCCAAGAAACTCCATGATGACTTGGGTTTTCCTTTGATTCCCGGATTTTGACTCTTTGGATTTGGTATCCGATGATTTACCGGTCTTTCCTCCCGGCGTGGTTGTTATGTCTGTCGGCATAGTCTTTAATGATTTGATTTGTGAGGGTTAAAGAGGCTTCTTGTTCGCGAGATAGTGGGCGGCTTCGGCGTCTATTTCGTCCTGCGAGGATATGCGGACGCTCTTGAGGTATGCGTCGAGGTCATCGGGGTCGAAGAAGCATATCTTTCCGCTCGGCTTGTACATGGGGATTACGCGCCGCATCATCATCTTGCGGAAGTACGACAGGGAGAAGCCGAGATAGTCTGCGGCTTCCTGAGAGTTGAGAAGTTTTCGTTTAGTCTGCATCGACAAAAGTTTTTTAGTTGATATTCTTTGTTTTTAGAATGTGCTGATTGATAGACTTGTCAGCCTTTTGATTCCGATGCAAAATTACAGCCGTCCCCGTGTGGCACAATGTGGGTCTCACGGGGAAAGGTTAAAAATGACAAACGCACCATACGCTGAATTTCAGTCGTATAGTGCGTCGTTAAAACGAATATGTCTGTTGTAAATGGGGATAAGCCGGATTATTACGGGATTCTGCGCCTTGAACGCCATTCCTCTATGGCTTCATCAATGGATTTGCGGTAATTCCGGTTGTCCTCGGTGGCATGGCCGGCGCAGATGTCGGAACGGTGCTTGTCGTAGTATGACCTGGCGATGCCGCAGCGTTGCAGGAACAACCGCACCCATGTCTCAGCCTCTTTCCTTGGGCTGATGTTACTCGCCACGGCAAAGACCATGTAGCAGACCCGCAGTTTCTCCTTCGGCAGCACGGCAATGGATTTTGCCTCTTCCCTTACGTTGAGGAAATTGGCAAAATCGAGAGGGGTACAGTTCTCAAACTGGCTGTCGTTGCAGACATCGTGTATCGCCATGCACAAGCCCAGTTCAACCACATCACGCCACTTGGCGGTTTCAAGCAACAAACCTCCGTTCATCGACCTTCCCCTTTCTCCATGCGGTCAAGGTCGTTTATAATACTTCCGGCTATGCCGTTCAGTTTCGTGGCAAGCGCATACAGGTGTGAGGCTTTGAGGGAAAAGACATCCCCGGCGCGCCGGTTCTCATGCTCGTATTCAGCATATATTCTCCTGACATCGGTCTGCCGCCTGTCATGTTCCGCCTTTGCAGCATCGCACTCCTTCTCAGCCTCGGCATACTCTTTTGAGCCGAGAGGTAGATAGTCAAGGCGGTGGTTCAGCTCGCAGTACCGTTTCCAGTAAGGGTTAAGTTCATCAGAAGCCTTTTGAAATATGGCATGGTAATGTCGGGAGTGAGCGTTTGCAATCCCCCGGAAATCAATGCCGTCAAGCCGCCCTATATTATTAAGGAGTGTCGTGGTCTCTGCTTTGAGGGAAATAGCTATCTCACGTAATCCTGACAAATCCTCACCTGCCATAACCTCCGCATCGGCTATAAGCGCATTGGTGTCCTGAAGGTCGTAGTAGAACCGTGCAAGCTCATACGCCTGTTCAAAAGACATCGTACTACCATTGCAAGCGGCAACAATCCCATTGACTTCATCGAGCCGGTTTGCGATATTTATAGATTTCTTCATAAAAACATTGTCATATATACCGGGAGACACAATACAGTGCCATCCTTGCGCATATCTTTCGTATATACAAGATATTCATTTTTAATTCTTGACGAAAATTTAGAGCAGAAAGCATCCAATGAGGCATGAGCCTTGTAACCGGACGATTTCACCTCGATTGGGCTAACCTTGTCTCCGTCTGAAATCAAGAAATCAACCTCGTAATTGTGTTTTCCGCTCTCTGTCGGAAATGTATAGTAGTGCAGTTCGTGGCCTGCGGCCTTAAGTATCTGCGCCACCACATTCTCGTAAACATAGCCGAGGTCGGCACTGAGTTTGTTGCTCAGCAGTTTTTCATATATTACATTCTGTGTGAATTTTTTATCCCAAAATGCAAGTGTTACGAAAAGTCCGGTGTCACCGACAAACATCTTGAAACGGCTTGTGTCATGGTGCAACGACATCCCGGCACCCGGATCGTTGGCATGGTATGACATATTGACCGTCATTGACTCCTTCATTTCCGACAGCACGTCCGCAAGCTCGTGACTTCTTGCCCCGCCTGTTGAACTCCACGCCATATAACGGTTTGAATTGCGTGTCAATTCCGACGGAATGTTATGGAACAGCAGCGATGCGTTGCCGGATGGGTCTATGCGGTTGAAGTCGTTTTCATAGAGAGTGATTATTCCCCGTTTCGAGCGATCGACCTTCTCCATATTGTTCGTCTCTATATAAGTGGCGACGGCCTGCGGCATACCTCCCACAAGCATATACAGCCGGAAATCGCGCATGAGTGAGCGGTTGGCTACATCCCCAAGAGATTTTCGGTCTCTGAAACATTCCTCAAGCATAGGTACGGACACTCTGTCACCTAAAGCCCACCTGAACTCCTCGTAATCCATCGGGTACATATTGACCGTAAGTTCCTCGCTGGGTATCAGTATCCCATCAACATTTTTCCTTATAGAAATCAGCGAGCCGGTCTCAATATAGTCATAACGACGGTCTTTAACGAGATATTTTATGGCCTGTCGTGCCTTGGGGCAGTTCTGCACCTCATCGAAGATGATGACAGACTTCCGTTCAATCAGCTCAACATGATATATCATCTGCAGGCGCATGAATATGAAATCGAGGTTTGACACGTCATTGAACAAATCCCGTACCTCGTCGCTGCACTCGACAAAATCAATCAGTATGTAACTGTCATACTCGGCGCGTGCAAATTCCTCGGCAATCGTTGACTTTCCGACCCGTCGCGCGCCTTTTATCAACAAGGCTGTGGAACCGTTGTCCGATTCTTTCCATTGTTGCAGTTCCCGGTATATCTTTCGCTTGAATATCATGTAATAGCCATTGTTTAACAGGTGCAAAGATAATCAATCTCACACGATTCTCAAAATGTTTTAGGCTGTATTTGGCACGATTCTCAAAATGTTAGCCTTGTGCAAATGTAACTTGCTGTCAGGCAATGACATTTTTAGTCGTTTTCTTCTTTTTCATTTCTCTTCTCAAACATCTTGTCAACGAGGTTGACAGCCTCAATCTTCTTACTGTCAACAATTTTTGCGTAAATCTGCGTTGTGCGGACATCGGAATGCCCCATCAGCTTACAGGTCGTATAAAGGTCTGCTCCTACGGTCATCATGAGTGTTCCGAATGTATGGCGGGATGTGTGAAAAGTCAGATGTTTGTCTATTCCGGCGGATTTTGCCCAAACCTTGAGAATCTTGTTGATTGTCATCAGAGACGGCAGCCCTGAGAAAATGGGGGAGTTTTCATCTTCATTTCTTTCAGGAAGCCATGCGAGCGCATTGTTGGAAAGCGGGATATAAACAGGTGTCGATGTCTTCTTCATTACAACCGACAGCAGGTATCTGCCGTCATTCATCTGCACATCTTTCCATTTCAAGGCGTAAATGTCGCTCATTCTAAGTCCGCAATAGCATGAAAACAGGTATGCCTGTTTCACAACCGGATTATAGCAATCGGTGGCTGTGATTTTCTTTAATTCTTCAATCGTCAGGAACTGTCGTTGTGATTCGGGCTTTTTCACACGTTCTGCCGCAGAAAGCAGCATGAACGGATTTTCGCCGAGTACTTCCGCACGGACAGCGGCATTGAGCGCAATCGAAAGCTGGGAGATATAGCTCACCGCCGTGCCTTGCGATATACGGCCTTCCTTTGGCGCGTATGCACTGTTCCTAATTCCCTCGCTCACCTTGTTCTGCCTGTTGTATGAGTTCTGCAGCCAGTCGATGAAGCCGAGTGCCCATTTCTTGTCTATATCACCCATGCGGGTCTTTTTGCCGTACAGTGTCACGACTTTAATAACACTGCCCAAAAGTGCTATATTGCGTATGCCCTTGCGTTCCTGCGCGGCCTTGAATTTGTCGAGCCAGTCCGTCAGCAGAAGTTTCTGCCACCCGGCATTGCGCCTTATTCCGGCCTTTCCGTTGGTTATGTCTATTATACGCTGGGATTTTATGGCTTCCACTGCGGCACGGGTCGCCCTGTTCTGCTCCTTGACTTTCGCGCTGACTTCAGGAAGCAGATAGAGTTTAAGAAACTCATAACTACGTTTCCCATTGACATATATGTCAAGATAGAAGGATTCTGAACCGTCAGCGAGTTTCTTGGTGCGCACTCTGACAGGTTCTTTGAGTTTTGTTTTCTTTTTGGGAGAGGTCATATTATTTAGTTTTGTCATTTATAAAACCTTGTCAAGGAGATTCATCGCCTCGACTTTTTTACTGTCGATAATTTTTGCGTAAACCTGGGTCGCGCGCACATCGGAATGTCCCATCATCTTGCTTGCCGTATAGAGGTCAACCCCGGCAGTCATCAGCATTGTTCCGAACGTATGGCGCGACATGTGGAAATGTATCTCCTTGCCTATACCGGCTTGTTTAGTCCATTTTTTAAGATGTTTCCCAATTCTGGTCTTGCTCGGCAGAGCATCAAAGACAGCTCTGTCGGATGGCGCGACACCCCTTTCCGGCAGATATTCCACCGCTTTTGATGAGAGGGGAACCGATACATGCTTTCTTGTCTTCTTCATTATAAACGACAACACTACCGTTTCTCCGCTTTTAGAAATATTTTGCCACCGGAGATTCAGCATATCGGAAATACGAAGCCCGCTGAAACAGCAGAACAGGAATGCCCGTCTGATATGGTCATGTTTATATGGTGTGGCTTCCAGTATGCCGACCTCATCAAGAGTGAGGAAACTACAAGTGGACTGCGGTTCAGTGATCTTGTCGGCAGTATTAAGAAGCGTCCACGGATTGCTCTTGATATACCCCATACGCATGGCGTTGTTGAGAATATCCGCAAGATGCCAAAAATATCCAAAAGCGGTTTTCCTTGCCAGCACCCTGCCGGTTTTAGGACTGCGATAAGATAAAACCCAGTCTTTGAAATCAATGCAGAATTTCTTATCCACATCACACAGTCTGGTGCCCGGCCTGAAAACTTCAAAATTTCTTCGTGCCGTGACAAGAGCCTTGTAGGTATTCATACCGCGCTCCTTATAATAGGAAATCAGGATGTCGATATAATCACATAGAAGGATTCCGGATTTGTCTTGTGTCTCTATTGCCTCCGATATACCTTGTATATGGGCGTTGCATTTTTCGATGATGATTTCCTCAGCCCTGCGCAGTGTTTTGGCATTCTCGCGCTTTGCCTTTTCGGTTGCTTCGGGCAGAAGATACAGTTTAAGGAACTCATACTCATGTTTCCCGTTAATGGCATGGTCTATGAAAAGCGACTCGCGCCCGTCCGCAAGTTTGCGACGGCGTAACTTGTACGGACTTTTATCTACTTTTGATGTTCTTTTTCTACCCATTGCTTTTCAGTACATTATATCCGATTGCAAAGGTAGTAAATAAATCCGATAAAAGTATCAAAACAAGTAACAAAAATAATCTCCAAATGGGTATTTTAGGAAATCAATGAGAATCTGACTCGCAGCAATAAAACTCTTATATATAGGATTATAAATGTTTTATACAGCTGATTATTTCGCTTAAATTCCATATTTATTTTCTTCCCTTTTGTCTTTCTCCAATTAGACCTTAGACCAACAATAAACAACACCCAATCTTACATTTTTGGGTGTAAAATTGGGTGTTAATCTTGTAAATCACTGAAAATCAGTGTTGATTGTGGAGCTGGAGGCTCATGAACCAAAAGGAATATTGCCTTTGTATTCAGTAAGTTATCTCAGCTTAAAAACTCATGTCCAATGAAAAGTCCAATGGACTCTGCAATCTCGGTATCAAGACCTTATGCACTGCAAAAGTATGAAAAATGCGGAAACTTCACAAATTTCCCTGCTTAAGATTTGGAATTTCCTTTGTTTTGGCAGTAACTTTGCATCAGCATTCACGGCAGGGTGAATGCCAATAGGTACATTCATTTGTATCAGCCTGTCATGATACGCGAATAAAAAAGGAGACACATGAAAAATGAAACAGTCTTTCATGGATACGCTCCTAATGCGTCTGTAATCAGCTCAGGTAGCTGCCAAGTTACAGAAAAATTAGGAAAGGACACCTCCATCCTTTATGACCTCGTTGATTTGGAGAAAATCTTCAAAGTAACCAAGAGGACACTTTTTAATTGGAGGGCAAAAGGTATAATCAGCCTTATTGACTTCGGCGGAAGGTTGTATATGACACACGCCATGCTCGTGGCGCATATAGAGGCGAGAGGAGGTATGGTATGAACGAAGCAGTTATGCCTATATCCACGATGTGTGTGCCTGCCGCATTAAAGAACGAAGTCGTTCCAACAGAGGGATTCAGTTCTGAGATTGAACAAATCCAACAGTACTTGTCATCGCATTATGCATTCAAGCACAATAAAGTGACAAACAGGGTTTTGGTAAAAAACAAAGCAGATCCCAATACGGACTTTCATTATCTGGAGGATTACGAGTTCAACTCTATTCTCCGGGATATTAAAATGCACAATATCAAGTGCTCAAAGGATACACTGAGAATGTTGCTTTTCTCAGATTTTGTTCCGAGTTTTGATGTGTATAGGTCGTATTTTGATGCCTTACCCGAATGGGATGGAACAGATTACATCGGTGAACTTGCAAAATCCGTAACAACAACACAACCCGAACATTTTGATTTCTGTTTGAGAAAATGGCTCGTGGCACTTGCCGCATCGCTATTAGATGATAATGCGGTTAACCATACTGCCATTGTGTTGTCCGGGCCTCAAGGGATAGGTAAAACCACATGGTTTCATACCATTATCCCCGATGAGTTTCAAGAATTTATCCATGAGGGATATATCCAAACTAAAGATAAGGAGGTCTCGGTCAAGATTGCTGAATGCGTCCTGATTTTGATGGATGAGCTTGAAAATCTCTCTGATAAAAGTATGGATAGTGTGAAACAACTTATGACGCAGAAGGGCACTGCGATGAGAAGAGCTTATACGACAATAACGCAATATTATTTTCGTAGGGCTTCTTTTGCAGGAACTGTCAACAAGAAGCACTTCCTCAAGGACTTAACAGGGAATAGACGCTTTCTGTGTTTTGATGTGCATGAGATAAATCTGAGACACAATATCCCAATACCTCAGTTGTATGCTCAAGTGAAGTATCTGTGTCAGACCGGTTTTCAATTTTGGTTTGATGAATCTGAAATCCAAATACTGAATGAGATGAATGCGGAATTTAGGGACATATCCGTAGAGGAAGAGGCATTTGTTAATTACTTCAAGATATGCAATCTACACGATGAAGATTCACAATTCTTGACAACAACACAATTACATCAGCAGTTAGTTCTTAATACAGGGTATAAATCACTTTCAATACAGCAACTTGGACGTGTCCTAAGAGAGATGAAAGTGCCGAGACTGAAAAGGAATGGTGTATATGGATACTTAATCAAAACCAAATAAGTATGCAAAATATCTTGCCTTGCTTACCTCGCTATATCGGGTAAGCAGGGTAAGTCATTTTTATATGTTCATTCTTTAGAATGGTGGTTCTTCATCATCCGAACAGTCTTTGACATAACCGCAAGGAGAATCACAGGGACGAAAATAAAAGGGGAAGTCCTTTGAACTCTCTTGTTCTTCTGTTGAAATTTCAGGGAATAACGATGGCTGTAAAGGAGTATTGACTATCGGATGGTTTTCTCTCATTGATAGTACGCAGTCAAGGAATTTTATAACAATCTCATGGTTGGCAATAAAGTCTTTCAATCCTAGGGATAAATAAAGATAATCACTGCCAATCATTAAACTATCATTGCCGACAACATCACACATCATTGAGTCCAACTTATTGATGTACGCTGTATTACTATTATAAACCTTTTTACAGTTACCCCAATTAGGACAATTGTTGCAGTCAAGCCTGATTATATCCTCATACCATTCTTGCTTGCAAGATAGTTCCATGGCACAGAACTCTCGCCACTCATCTCTGAATATATATCCTAAGCGAATTCCTGTTGGCAATTGATTATATTCAATAAACCATTCTTGTTCATAGAATCCTCCATAGTATTTTATTGATATCTTGTTGTATTCCTCATCATAATAAAAGTTTTTAGATAAAATATTATTCCATCTTCCATTGTCAGCTTCCTTACAGATTGATTGGAACAAGTCATTAAGCGATGACTTGATGGATATTTGTGGCATGTATCTTTCATGATAGGGTGGAATAAAAAATATCCGTCTGTCATTATCTCCAGCCATCTTATAGAGCACATTATCTTCTGTAGAATATATTGAATCATGTTTTCCATACATAACTATTTTCTTCAAATATGAAAGAGATTCCAGTCCATCAAAACATTTCAGAGAGGTTGGAATTTCAATACGCTCCACATACTCATTATAGTTGAAACAATGTTCCTTAAGTCCAATTATCCCATCTGGCACATGAATGGATTTATTCTTTCTCCCAGAAGCATAGTCAATTACAGAATACATTTTCTTGTCAATAAGCATTCCATCAACAACATAATAGTTGCTTTCATCCTCCAATTCTATATTATTTATTATCGGAATTATGTTATGCGAAGATGTCAAAAAATAATGAATCATTCTTATCTGCCTTCCATCATTATTATCGGTAACTCCTTTACCTAAAAAAAGAGTATCAATTTGAGGATTCTGTAAAAGAATTTCACATAAATCTTTACTAGTAATACCAACATCGAAATGCCATACTAGCAGTTTGTTATGTTTTATTTCATAGCCATCTTTATGACTATAATCCTTAATTTCAAAATCTAAATCGAATTCTTCAATAAAATTTTTTATATTTGGATTTAATTTGCTAATCAAGTTGTTAATGTATTCGTCCATAATAATTTAATAAAAAAAGTATGCACTTCTCCTATATTAACAAAAGAAATGCATATATCATTAGTGAGTTAATTCTTATCAGATAATGATGTCAGTCAATGTTCCAATACATATCGGGGTCTCCTTCAAAAGCCTCATTTATCACATCATCAGAATATCCCATGACATCTTGTGCATAACTACCTGAAAATTCATGATAGTTTTGTCCATAAGTGTCATTGCATTCTTTAACGATTTCGGCTTTATTCATGCTTTGTAGTCTTGCTATGACAGACAAAGGATTATTCTTCAGTCTATTATAGGGAATTTTATGTTTATTACCTGCGTTTGTTTCAATTACAATTGAAGGAAAGTCCTTTCCATAAAATTTCCATACATTATACTCCAGAGGTACGACTTCTTCCCCTAACTCATTTATTATTCCTTGTTTTGCAAGATTCAATACAGGTTTCTCAGGTAAAGTCAATGTCCTAATAACGTTTTTGGAAGAGGATGTATCTTTGTGGGATATTACTTTGGCAAATCCATTTTGGAAACCTCCAATCCAACGATATTTACCAAAAGGAACAATGACATTATTACCGTTATCTACTACACCCCATTTATTGTCACATCTCTTGACACTATATAGCCGTGAATTAATGGGTGGTGTTATAATCAAGTAGTTGTTTTCAAATTTATTCACTTGGTAAGGTTATTTTGAGTTTATCGAAATCAATAATCCATTTGTTCTTGGTAAGGAAATCCACTCCGAGAATTCCATGAAGTTGGAATCCATTGGATTCTTCCAAATGATTTACAGCTTCATCGGCTTCAATAACAGAGAATACGGTTTCAGATGGCTTCTCCCCAAATGTAATCACGGCTTTGACTTCTTGGGTTTTAATCATATTCCCCTCAATACCAAAAGTAGTACCTTCGGTTCCAAGTTTAGTGAAGAAATCAAGTAATCCTTCATATACAAATGAGAAGATTACATTATGGCTTGCACCTGTATCTACAAGGAAATTTAAATGTGGCTTTGTAGATGTTACAATGATAGGTAATCCTACACATTGGATGCTGTTTGCTATTGATATTGACATAAATATTATTTTATTTATTTGAGTAAATTAGTCCCTAAAGTTCTTACAATATTGTTCAAAGTAATCCATATTTTAGATGTTGTGTGATTCTCATCATCATCTGGTTCTTCAATGACCAGCATGAGCTTTTTGGGATCACAAGTGAAATTATTCTTTAGTTTAATGGAGCATGGAACCCACCCATAATTGGGAACATATAATGCCCTATTTTTATATTTTATTCCTGTTGATCCACGAAGTATAACATACCCACTTTTAAGAGGTCCATATTTATCAAGATATGCTAAGCTAATTGATTCCATTGAAAGAATGTATTTGAAACTAAGGTCTAAACACATGAGTATCATCACCAATATTAGAGCCAAATATTAAGGCTGCCAATATTATTATGGACACTATTATGAATAGCATAGAATTTGGCTTCTTTTTATCGTCACTGAGTTTGGATGTTATGAATCCTGATATAAGAAATATTACTCCTAACACTATCGGAATATATATTATTAAGATAAGTATGATTGTTATAGTATCCATTATTCATATTTTATCTATATATGTTATAAATATCATAAAGTCTCATTTCAACACAACTGCGAGTACAATTATCTTCAAGTGCGTCAAATATCATTTTGACAGTTACTTCTTCGCTTGAGTAACAGTTATATTCAAGGAGGTCATTTAACTCCGACAGTCTATGATATCTCTTGTCGCCTTTCCCAATATATTCAATATAATCTTTACCATTAGATTTTACTAAACGAATTTCCATTACTTTCCAATAATCTGAAATTACTAAGAAATCTGATTGATGTATTATACTCTGACCAGTATATAGTTTATGATACAAAATATTGAAAGAAAAAAACTCTGATGCCTTTCTTATCGTTTTTTCACCATATCTGTTAAATATTATCTCGTTATCTCTCATATTTCCTTTTTCTTGCACAAAAAAGAGGCATAGGCTGTCTTGTTTAGCTTTCAAGGCATCGCCAAACGCCTATACCTACAAACAAGAGAAGCCTACGCCTCATGGCGTAAGCATCCACTTATTACAAAGTAGGTATCTTTTAGAGTTTTGGCGATTTCTGAAAGCTACTTGTAAGAAGCAAACACTTCTTTAATATGTCTTGGTTAAACTTTTATTTCATTAGCTGTTAAGTTTTGATTAACGATGCAAATGTAACACTTTTATATCGTATTATCAAGACTCTACAGAGGGAATAAATTTTAGCCTAAGACATTATAAGCCATGAAACGTAGGACATTTGACATAGGTAAGTCTTTAGGATTACACCTCAATTGTAACCCTAAAGACCTAACAACATAACAAATCAATGGTTCTCTTCATTGTAGAAGACAGCCCAGCAACCCAATAATCCGAGTGCCAAGGAAAGTGTGATGTGAATAATCTCTGCCATTGTAGTAGTCATTTGATGAACCATGAATATTCACTATCTTCATAGAGAGCCTTGTTCAGACCCTCTGCAAGCTGAGTGGCATTGAGGCTTCTGTCAAGGAAGTTGTCAATATAGGAAGACTTATTTGCTCCTGTAAGGAGATTATAGACATTCCACATATTGATTTCCTTACTACCTTGTGGAACAGAGAAACTTTCATCATTATAGTATGCTCTGGCTATCATGCCTATCTGAGTATCAGTCATAAGCATCTGAGGCAGTTTCTTCTGCTCGGACTTAGGCAAGAAGCCATAAAGTCTTGACTTACCCAAGAACTGAGCAAACTGATGTTCCGTCATGTAGCTCTCCTGTAAGCCTCCCATCTCATAAAGATGTTTAGCCATGTTGTAGTCCTGAAACAAAGCTACAGCAGAGTTGAAAAGACTTCTTACATCCATTACCTTTAACTCCGACTGATAGCCATCTGTGCTTACACACAGATTACAGCATACCATATTCTTGAAGCCAATAAAGATTTTGAACTTCTCGGGACTTTTCTTGGAGTAGAGGTTCATGTGGTTGTATGCTCTTACACCACCTATCGTGAGATTGAGCCTGTTGCCTCTTATATCCTCGCAGATTGAGGGTATTTCAAAGCAGAACATCATCCTCTCCCAGTATATGGTCTTATCCTCATCAAGAAGATCCTTGACATTCTTGTGGATTGCCTCGGGTGTTCTGCCCTTGATAACATGGCTTACTCTGATAGATGGTTTTTCTATGCTTTCTCTTGGAAAAACTTTTGAAGCTGCACTCCACACTGCCTCTATGAAAGCAGGGTGGGATATGGTAATTTCATTGTCCTTTGAGAACACAGGCACAACACATTCATCTTTTAGATGATTTATTGTAACCTCTTTTGTGTTGGCTTCTATGAAAGGAAGCCTTTTGGAGAATTGAGGAGTGACAATATCCTCAATAACCTCCACAGCTTCAACCTCTATGGGTGGTCTGAAGCTGTCATTCAGCCTGCTTGGAAAGGTATTGAACCTACTGACAGGCTGTAGCTGCAAAGTTGATAATGCGGTCTGCATGGTTTATTCTTGTGAAGTTGGGTTGATAACTGATAGGATGAGTTTCAGACTTGGACTGTAGAAGCTCAGTCTTTCTTTTAGTGAAGTCAGCCAATAACTGCTGATTCCATTCGGGATATTGCTGATAGACTGAGGTCAGTTGCTCGATTGTTTCAGCCTTGGAGATTTCGGCCTTTATCATCTCCAATGTGACACCATCATTACACCAATCGAGTATTATCTTACCTGTAGTCGGAGTAATAGTAAACTCCGGCTTATTGGCAAAGAGATTGGTTCTGTCCTTAGATGCTATGGCTTGGTGCTTTATATTGATGTCAAAGACTATGGTGTACTCATAATCTATTCCATCTCTCATCACAGCCTTTAAGCCCACCTTTTCAGGAACCATTTTGCCGTTCTTCTCTGACATGACATAATCCTGCTTGCACCTCATTGTAGAGATTACATGGCAGTTCACTCCAAGTATCATCTGAATAAGTGATGTCATTCTCGGAGTGACCTTTTGCCAGTTTGTGAAAGAATTGCCGGGCAAACAGGCATGATATTCAAGAAGATTATCCCAACACTGACTCATGGAGTCTATGATGATAACTTCCATACCAGCCTTTTCACATACCTTGATGGCATCAATGTATGTTTCGGGGGCATACTTCCCCTCAAGAGGGAGTACATTGTATTGTCCTAAGTGAGCATATAGGTCAGCAGAGTTATTCTCACTGTCTATAACTGTAATCTTAGTCCAATCGCCACATAGCCCATAGGCTAAAAGTAGTGCAGACATAGTTTTACCACTGCCAGCACACCCTTGCATAGCAAGCTTTATCTTCGCTTGCTTCTTTGAGGATTTTCTTAACTGCATATTACTATTGATTTTAATTGTTTGCAAAACAAAGGCAGTCAGGCCATTATTCCCGACTGCCTTAGAACTTGATGTGATTTAGGTCAGAGTGTCGCCAACACAGGCGCACCTCCTTCTCCTTTCTGATGCAGGAGATAGAACATGTCACCTGTCTCCTGCACACACACCTGCGAAATTACAGGTTGTGAGATTTCTCCCTTGATGAATTTCTCGCTGACGGCTCCCACTTCAAAGCCATAAGTGAAAAAGCATTTGCCAGTCCTGTGGTTCTGTTTCACCTCAATCTTGTTTATACCTTTCTGAGCCTTGAACTCTGCAACAGAAAAGGTTTCGATGAACTTGATTTTTTCCATACTGATTCGTTTTTATTTGTTCCAAAGGGAGGGGAATATCCCCATATCCGAGAGCAGGGGGAGGTTTCAGGTGGCTATTATGTGCTTTTAAAAACAAGATTCAATAAAAATTTTGGAGAATTTTTATTTTCACCCACTAGGATGTAATAATCGATGGAGTAAAAACAGTTATTGTTTTCAGATGCGATTAACAGCAGAACATAGCATACATTTTCGGGTAATGCCTGATTTGAACAGACTGTCATTCATAGTTCTTTTCAACCTCCAACATTTCATTTTCAATGGAGGCATCCAATATTCTTGCATAGTGCTGTGTCATTCTGATACTTGAATGACCTAACATTTTGGATACATTCTCTATTGAAACATGATTGGCAAGTGTTACAGTGGTTGCAAATGTATGCCTCGCAAGATGGGTGGTTAAATCTTTGTCAATTCCAACTATGGCTGCAATTTCTTTCAAATATGCGTTCATCTTCTGATTTGATAGCACTGGGAGTAATTTTCCTGTTGCTTGTGCCGTAAGAACATATTTTTCAAGTATATCTCTCGCAGGTTTTATTATGGGTATATGGCACATTACACTGGTCTTGTGTCTTGCCTTTCTAATCCAAAGCCTATCACTATCCTCCACAATATCATCAGCTGTGAGAGAATGAACATCAACATAGGCAAGCCCTGTATAACAGCAGAACAGAAATACATCTCTGACTTGCTCAAGCCTTATCACATCAAACTCCTTATCAGCGAGTTTTGCTAATTCGGTTTTGTTGAGAAAACCTTTGTCTACTGGTTCGATTTTCAATTTAAGTTCCTCCAATGGTGAGGCTTGAATGAGTTTCTTAACTACAGCCATATTGAGGACCTTGCCGAGATTTCTGAGATACTTGACTGTGGTGTTATTGTTGTTATGCCTTACGGTCATCAGATAGTGCTGATACTTTTTCAGCATATCAACATCTACCTCATTGACAGGAATATCCTTGGCTTTGTACTTGAACATAAGAAACTCTTGAAAAAGTTTCATTGATGTTTCATGCCTCTTGTATGTTCCGAGGGCAACAGATATTCCAACAAGCTCTTTCTGCTCCTGATTATGTTCGGCGTATAGAGCCAAAATCCCAATCTTAGGCACATTGAGGTTCTTGTATCTGTTCAAAATCTCTTTTGCGCTTACCTGCTTACCCTCCCTTTGGATCTGGAGTGTCAAATCATGAAGGGTATAGTCCAGTTGGTCAAGAAAGGCATTGACTTGCTTTGTTTTAAGAGTGTTTCCTTTTGCTCTGCCTTTAGTTGCCACCCATTGGGAGGGCAGAACACTCTTACCCGTTGCAACTTCGGCTGAGAGTTTGCCGAATGTTACTCTTACAAAGATGGATGCTGTGCCATCTTTGAGAAGCTTTTTCCTTTTGATGAAAAATAAAATTGTTTCCATTTTACACTATGATTTTATTGTTAAATTCAATAGTGCAAAGTTCTTGACAATTAGTGGATTGTCAAAGTGCAAAGAAGTGAATATCAATGAAATATGATGAAGCCTGTTGGACTTGGAGCATTGGATTTTTCAAGTCCAACGGAATGTCCAACGGACATCTTTCCTCTGTATTCATTTTTGTTCATCTTATTACACATAAGAAAATCCTGCAATTCAATGAGTTGCAGGATTCTTCATTGTCTTTCATCAGACTTTTGTGGAGCTGGAGGGACTTGAACCCTCGTCCAAACGTGGAACTAATGAGCTTTCTACATGCTTAGTTTCTTCTTGGTTTTCGAGTTGAAACAGGCAAGAAACGACCAATCTCAGCCTTATCCTCTAAGTGTCTCGGCGAGTCGCGAGGCTTTCATCGCCATATTTCCGATTTATCTGCACCACCGGGTCGATCCGTCTCGGAAAAAGGACAATCGGGTGATGTCTCGTTTCGGCAACTGTTGCCGAAATAAAGCTAATCTACTGTGCTTCGATTAG